TCATTTTCAGTTGTATTGAATCCTTCATTTTTACGCATACGCATCATCATTACAGCGCCAACAACAGCAACAGCAACAACAAGCATTAAAACTACTGGCGAAACCTTTTTAAACATACTTATTTATAATCTAGGAAGAAAATATTTTAAAAATCTAAAAAATCTAATGTATCTACTTAAAGTAATGTAAATATCAATATATAGTCAAATCTAGTATGATAAACAACAAAGAGACGCAACCACTATTTTTTAGTGATATTTCTTCTCATTATGAAAATAAACATTATAATTTTTTAAAATGTGCTATGGTATTTGTAACTTTAAATACATCGGTTACTGTGATTGTTAGTTCTATCTTATTTTATCAAATTAATATGATTTATAATGATGTCACATCTAGTAATGTAACAAATACATTTTCACAAATAGAAAAAATTATTAATAACGCGTGTTCTGCATATCCGGAAATTTGTTATCATTAACTTTAATTACTATTATTATTATTCGTCTTAGTAATTAATTTACAATTTATCGGGGTCGCAACTTGGGCATAATGAACGAATAGCGTCCTTAGAAATCCAGTATTTTTTATCACAATATTCATAATCAGGCATAACGTAATTACCTTCTTCATCTACATTTTCAGTCACAACATCTTGTTGTAATGCAGTATGTTTTGGATCCAACATTTTTTCTAAATCAACACCTAAGACACGTCCTAATACTTCTTTATCTAAATTAACTGTTATTTTTTCATGATCGGCATTATTTCTAGACATATGTGGATATTGAATTCTAGCATTTTCAAAATCGGCATTTGATGCGCTTTCATGAAACGTAAATGTTTCATAGGGTGTAAAATATTCTAAAGATGTTTGTAAAATAAGTAGTAATACTATTAATACTATAGCTAATTTTAAAAGATATCCATAAGAGTCCTTCATTTCTATCTATAACATAATATTAGAAAAAACTGGTTCTTACTAAAATACTAGTTTAAAGATAATTTTTATATCTACTAAATTCTGATACACTTGAATTGCCTGTTGTTGGAGAAAAAGTAGTATCAAATGGTGCAGGTGAACTTATGCCACCACTATACGAAAAATTTCTGAATGTATTCACTTGTTGAATTTCACTATCTACTAATAATTCTTCTAGTTTATTAACTGCATTGATAGAAGAATTAACTTCATTATTAGATATTGTAGGGGAGGGTTCACCTAATTTTTGATTCATTATTTCTTTTAAATTTTCAAGACTTCTGTAAAATGGACTATTATTGGCACTTCCGCTAGTGCTTCCGCTTCCGCTGCTAGTGCCGCTTCCGCCCTGATTTGTGTTTCCACCAATCACAGATAAAGTATTGCTTAAGTTTAAATTATTATATGTTATCTCTGGGTCTGGACTTTTAAATATAAACGTTAATAATTTTTTAATATCGTCAGGACTTGCATATGGCATAGTAGATAAAAAATTCTTCTTTGTGTCTGAATCATTTTTATCAGCTATTGTAAAAATAGTTGCTTTTTTATTATCTAAACTATCAGTTATATCTCCACAAACATTACATCTAAATATTACTGGATCTGCAGCATTCTCAAATGTACAACCCATGTTCGTTGTTACAGTTTGAGAAGTTCCAGACGGTTGGTGTTTTGTTTGATATAAACAACCGCTATTAGTTTGATAACATCTTTTACATATTTCCGATGCTGCTCTAATTTGTTGAGGGTCTATATTTGTATGCTGTAATTTAATATTATTTATATAATCAATAATAGTTCCATATTCAGTTAAGTGTTTATATTGTTCATCCTTAAATGTAATAATTGAATCTGAATCCTTTGATAAATTTGTTGACGTATTATCTGTTTTAGTAACATCGCCTTTAGTCGTTGAAGTTGTATTTGGAGGTGTATTTGAAGTTGTTCCAAAAACTAGTGGACTTCCAATGTCTAATACATGAATAGAAAATGTTGGATTCACTGCATATACATTCGTATAACCAGATAAATTTTCTAATTTATTAACAAAAGTTAATTTTGATAATTTGTCTTCAAATGAAGTGCCATTTTTTTTCTTTACGATTATACTAAAAGATACATGATCTTCATCTGTTCCGTCTGTTTTTTTTTCAGGATCATATAATTTAAATTTTTTTAATTGAGTTTCTTCATAAGTATCGTTAGTTAAAGTTAAAAAATCAACTAAATATGTAAATAATTTATTTATTGATTTTGATTCATCACTATCTTCTATAGTTGTAACTATGTTATCATAACTATCTATACAGGAGTTTCCTCCATCGTTTAGTGTCCTTTTATATATTTTAATAGATATATCATTTACTTTAATTGATTCAATTTCAGTGTTACCATCCGTATTTTGTTTTGTTTTATATTCTAAACTTTCAATATTTATAAAATCGCCCTTATCTTCATTTGCTGTGTTTTCATCATAAATACGATATTGTAATGTTAGTCTATTATCAGATTCTTCTACAATAAAGTCAATTTGTTTATTAGCAGTGTCACTAGTTTCTTTTATATTTAATGTAATTATTGTTTGTGTTTTACCAATAAAACTATCAACATCATACGGACAATTTTGTGGATTAAAAAATCTTTCACGATTGGCGACATATTTTTTTAGTAAAAGTCCTAGAATTACAACGACTAGAACTAATAATGCTAAACGAAAAAAAGGCATCTTTACTAAATTTTTCATAGTTTCTTTAGTGTTTATAGAGATATTTTTTTATAGAACATGATTGTTCTATTTTATTATTGAGCTAATTTTTTCTTCTTTAATTGTGCATTACTAAGTTCAAATGTATCTTGTACGCCTGTATATAAAAAGCGAGAACCATAGGTAAAGCATAAGAGAACAAATACTAATACGACTAATATAAATAAACGAGCTGTAGTTTTATTCATTTTATCAAAAGGTTTCATTATATTTAAATTATATATTATTATTCAAGATTAATTTCTACTTCATATGTTTTTTCTCTAGGTTTTAATACGTCTTGCAATTTTCTTAAAAGTGATGGTTTCAAGTTATTAATTAAGGGTGGATTAATTATATAATTTTTGTGAATCGTATATGTTCCATCCGGATGACAACTTACATATTTTTGTGGATTATTTGTTGTAACTTCTTCTTCTTCATTTTCGATGACCGGTTCTTGAACGGGTTTTACTTTTAACATATTACTTGGTTTTCCAATTCCCCATTTGCTGACTAATTCTACATATATCCTGCTCATTTCATTATATTCTAAATTTTCAACCGTTAATTTGTATATATTATTTTCCATATCAAGATCTTTAATTTTATAAAATATAGTTGCGTCTTGTTTGCTCTTTAATGTTACTTTTACATCGGTTGCTTCATTTAAAGTTTCAGGTAATAGAAAATGTACGTGTAAATTATTTTTTATTAATTTTCCTGTAATTGTAATGGGTGGTGGTAAACCATGATTATCAAAAGATTCATGAACCTTTTTTGAGATATTTCTAACAAGAAAATAGGTTAATATAACTAAAAGGATATATAACAAAAACTGAAAAAATGGTGTATTCATCTTACTATAGTATTACGCTAGATTTTAAGAAAGTTTAAATTGAAGATTAATAGGATTTGTTGCAAGATATGAAAATAAATCAGAAATGTGTTCCGATTGAGATTTATTAAAATCTGTTAATATTTTTTGTGAATTTGCTTTGCGTTTTTCGCGTAATAATGCACCCGCTAATATTCTTGTTGGTGTTTGAGTTTGTACTGTAGTATTTTGTGTTGTATTATTGGTTGTGTTGTCTTCCTCCTCTTCTTCGTTATTATCAGGAATATCTTCAGGACGCATAACAAGACGATTACTCATACGGGTCATACTACCGTTTTGAAAGATTGCTGATACGCCAATTATATAATTTTTATCATTTGTTAAACCACTAATTTTTTGGGAACAGTATTCACCATTATCACAAGCAGAACCATATTTTTCAATAAATTTAACACCGGTTTCATGTTGTTTTTCTTCTTCAAAATACATAATGATATATTTTTGAACAACGTAAGGTGGTTTTTCCCAACTAATTGTAACTTTTTCATTACTTGGAACACCAAATAAAGAAAGTTGATAAGGAAATTCTTCCTCTGATTGAAAGTTAGTCCATTTACAATTGGATGTTTCACAACTATTGCATACTGTTTCACATGTTTTAGAGCATATACTATCATCAAAAAGACTATAATAATCTTCACATCGTGTTTTACAATCTCCTGGCGTTAATCCACCTGGACGAAAGAAGCATGTTTCTAATTTTTTATTATGCTGTAAGGCCCATTTTTCACAATGTCCAAGACAATTAAATGGAACTCTATCTTTTAAACATTTTTCAAGACATTTACTATGACTGACATCTTGACATGCTGCTTGATTTGTAAAGGTTTCATTACTTTCATCAGCATCAAGTTTGTAACAATCATCATCAAACTCCTTATATGGAGTACAACTAGTTTCACACGTTTCATCAGTAAACATTCTTTCTTTTTCCCCCGTAGTAAATTTTTCGTCTTTACATGCAGTCATACATTGATTATATTCAAGTTCGCCACTAGAAGTAGTAAATTTATCTCTATGTTTGTTGTAATATACAACACCAACTACAGTAAGTAAACATACAAATAAAAGTAAAACATTTTGAAGTTTATTCAATACTTTTACAAGTTTCATAACTATAGTATAAAACAATAAAAAATATAATTTGATTAAGATATTAATTAATTTCGGTTATTTTACTTTATATAATTAAAACCTCCGTCTTGGAGTAATATTTTAACCTCGTTTAATTGTGCTTCTAGATCTTGTATTCTTTTAGATTCGTTGTTACATGTAGAAGGTTGTGCTGGTGCTGCTGCTGCTGCTGGTGTTGGTGCTGCTGCTGCTGGTGTTGGTGCTGGTGTTGGTGTTGGTGTTGGGGTTGGATTAATATCACAATATTCCCATCGTGTATCCGGATCTGTTGTATAACACCAGATTGTTTCTCCATCATCAGGGTTTCTACAATAATTATGATCACCTATTCCATCCATTCTATTGTTATAAGCATTTTTAACTCTATCACTACGATTATGTATCTTGTCACTATTCCATGCTTGACATGTGTTACCAGTAATGGTTTTATTAACAGAACCTCTATAGTTTTTATTTTTATCTAAAATATTTTGTATTTGTATAATTTCTAAGTCATTATTATTCTTTAAACTTGCGTTTACATCGTTACCAATATAAAAATTTAATAATGAAGCATCTATAGAATTTGTATGATAAATAATAAACAAGTATTTTTTATTGGATTCAAATTCATAATTTGTATATTTTAACGTTGGAGGATGAGCACCACCATTATCAATTTTAAGAAAACTATTTAAAACTTCTTCTTCTGTTGTTATAATTTCAGTTTCTGTATTAAAAATTTTACTAAAATTATCATCATCATATGGAATAATATAAAGATAGGATGCGTCATCTGATTCAAGATTTAATTTTACACTTTTATTTGTATTGCATATTAATTTTATAAATCCATAGTATCTATTAATTATTCGACTAGCATTTTTTTTATCAAATCTATTTATATTATTTTCAAAATTCATACTACTAGGCACCTTATCTTTAAACCATTCTATATGTTTATTACTATCATTAATTTTATCTACATCCTCTTCGTCGACACCTGTATAGGTTTCATGTATAATTTGTGGTTTTGCCATTGATTGTAAATCATTAAATGATGGTGTATCAACGGTTTGTTTTAGTTTAGTTATATCACTACTATCATTAGTCTGATTTATATAGTCTTTCTTAAATACTTTTATAAATGATAGTCTATACTTATTAGGATTCGGTTCTATTATTCCATTTTTATTTAGTGGCCATAGTCCACGATTATGCTTAGTATTAACTGTCTTAAATTGTTTTTGACCTATATAAGTTGCTTTATCATATGCTTTTTGTTTATCACCTGCATCCGTTTGTGATGCATCCGTTTGTCTAATATTAGAAGCATCATATTTTACATATTTTACTCCTTTAGGTGTATATTTCCCATTTTCAATTGTAAAATAACTAAGTTTAAGAAATGTTTCTTGAAAAACACATACATAATAACCAGCATATTTATCGTCGTTACCGTTATATTTATAAATCATACCTGCTCTCTTTTTGCTTATCCAATTTCCGGAATTGTTATATAAATATCCTAATGCAACATGAGTATCAGGATTAAATAATAATTCAGGAAGTTCAGCAGAAGCATCAAATTCTTTGTCAAATGTTTCTTCACCACCATAAACAACTATATTGCTATCTGTATTAAATGCTTCTTTTTGTTTTTTTAAACAATAATACACTACAAGAATAAATCCTAAACAAGTAAGTAATAATAAACCTAATCTTGTATCAAATTTCTTGAATGATTTCTTAAATGACTTATTTAACGCTTTCAAAAATTTCATAACTATAGTATTAAACAATAAAAATATTATTTCTAAAAAATATATGAGATAATAATAAATATAAAATAATGAGTGATTCCAATAATAATTTCAAGGAAGAAGTTGAAAAAAGAGTTGATAAAATACAGAAATTAAAAACTAAAATTGATACGAAGTATTTCCTGGATACGATGAAGGAGAAGAACCTTCCTAATCCTTACAACGTGGTTCGTGATTTTATTATGGCTAAGGGATTAAAATTATATGGAGGTCAAGCATTACATGAACATTTAGACCAATTTAATGCGGGTATTTATGAAAAATATCAACTTCCTGATTATGACGTATTTTCTCCAGATGCATGGAATCACGCTAAAGAATTGGCCGATTTATTTCATCAAATGGGCTATGATTATGTTGAAGCAAAAGCAAGTGTTATGAATGACGAGCAACACCAAACGTATAAAGTAGGTGTAAATTTCTTTTTTATGTTGGATGTAACTCAAGTCGGTTGCCCGAGACAAGATCATATGCGCGGAAAATGTGGAAATTGTGGTTCTGATCGTAATGGAAAATGTATTGACGTATTTAACCGCATTCCGGCAAATGATTTAAATTATTATCAAGATGAAAAGGGTGATATCCTAGAATATAAAGAAGTATACGATATCGAAACAGATGAATCTCTTTATCCTGAATCATTCTTTGTATGCTCTCCTGATTGGCTTAAAACATCCATGTATTATGAATCTTCTGTTCCATTAGCAGATCCATCACGCACTGTAAAGGTTGCCACACGCCTCAAACAATTTAACGAATTCTTTGAATTTAATCATGATAGTTGTAAACCAAATAAAAAGTTCACTAAAGAATTAGAACCCCTTGCTAAAAAAGTATTAAAAACTTGCGGTGAAGTATTACGTAATCAAAAGGTAATCCACTTTGGTGCCAGCGCTTATAATTATTTTATAAAAGATAGTGACATTGAACATGATACTGCCCTAGTTGATTATGAAGTCTATTCTCATCACGCACAAGATGATATAAAAGAATTAATACAAAAGTTGAGTAAAAAATATAAAAATTGTAAATTTCGTATTATTGAAAAAATGCAGTATTGGAAAGGTGCTGATGTAAATAATTTTTTACTTTTAGCAACTCTTCCTGATATTAAACCGCGTGTAATTGTTCGTTATACTCAATACACAAGTTGTATGCCTTTTATAAAGCATAAGGGTATTCGTTACGCTACAATTGATCGTATAAAATATA